AATTCTCCCACCTTAGTCACTCCTGCTTTAGGTACTCCTGCTTCTGGTGTTCTCACCAATGCAACTGGCCTACCTATTAGCACCGGAGTTTCTGGTTTAGGAGCGAACGTTGCAACGTTCTTAGGCACTCCATCCTCTGCAAATCTAGCTGCAGCGGTTACGGATGAGACGGGTAGTGGTGCTCTTGTGTTTGCCACCTCTCCCACCCTAGTTACCCCTGCTTTAGGTACTCCTGCTTCTGGTGTTCTTACCAATGCAACTGGTCTGCCCTTGAGTACGGGGGTCACTGGCACGCTTGCAGTAGCGAACGGCGGCACTGGAGTTACAACCTCTACGGGAAGTGGTAGTAATGTTCTGGCCACCTCTCCAACCCTAGTCACTCCTGCTTTAGGTACTCCTGCTTCTGGTGTTCTTACCAATGCAACTGGTCTGCCCTTGAGTACGGGGGTCACTGGCACGCTTGCAGTAGCGAACGGCGGTACTGGTACCACAACGCTTACTGCCAATAACGTCATTCTCGGTAACGGTACGTCTGCTGTTCAAGTTGTTGCCCCCGGCACTACTGGTAATGTGCTGACATCCAACGGAACAACATGGGTAAGTTCAGCGCCTTCTGGTGGTTCCTATACGGTCAAGACTTCTGCGTATACAGCAAGTGCAGGGGACAATATTTTGGCAAATACGTCTGGAGGAAGTTTTACCATTACTTTGCCTGCATCGCCCGCAACTGGAGCAGTTGTTAAGATCGCAGATAGTGGCAATGCGTTTCAACTGTACCAGCTCACAATTGCAAGAAATGGAAATACGATCATGTCTTTGGCTGAAGATATGTTTGTCTCAGTTAATCGCGTGTCATTCGAACTTGTCTACAACGGATCAACTTGGAGAATTATATGAGCAATTTGTCAAATTTTACTTCGCCTAATATCAACCCTATTTCTGGAACGTTTGGCACTGGCCGTATTACGACATTCGCCACAAGCGGCACATTTATCGTTCCTTCAGGCATTACTGCGGTTCGTGTTCGCATGTGGGGTGCTGGAGGAATAGGCCGCTACACCTATGATGGCGTGGTCGGATATGGCTATTCCGCTGGAGGCGGCGGTGGTTTTGCGATGAAAACCATTACGGTCTCTCCGGGCAATTCCTTTGCTGTTACTGTAGGCCAAAGTCCGAGTGGATCTTCAAGTTTTGGCAGTAGCGTGTCTGCTACAGGCGGAGCTAATGGGACCCCCCTCGGCGATGGTAGTGGCGGCACAGGTTCTGGCGGAGATATTAACTTTACTGGCGGCGCTGGCGGCATTTTCAACAGCTACGTCTATAATTACACACAGTACAGCATACCCGGCGGCGGCGGAGCGGCCTCAATGTTTGGTAATGGCGGCCGTGGTGGTGCCGGAGTCTACGGTGATAATTTAGGTGGTGTCAATGGCCACAGCTCGTCAGGCGGCGCGGGTGGCGGCGGAGGTCTTTATCACACTACTTCTTCTTATCAAGATATCATAGGGCATGGCGGAAGCGGGTTTACTGGCAAGGGCGGAGGATCTTTTTTTTGGTACGCTGCGCAAGCGACCATCGCCGAGGGTGTTAATTTAAATGGAGACATGGGCATAGTTTATGGGCTTGATTACATTGGAACAGGCGGCGGCGGCGGGGCTTCAGGGGGAACAGACTACATACAGGGCGGAAATGGTGCAAATGGCGGCGGCGCAGGTTCAGGGAGGTCCGGCCGTGGTAAAGGCGGGTTTCCGGGGGGAGGCACGGCACATTCGCACAGTACCTCCGCTGGCGCTGGGTTTGTAATAGTGGAGTATTGAAATGAAAAAAGCACGAGTAATTAACAACATTGTTCAGGAAATTTTTGTTGTTCCTGATGGCTTTCAATTTAGCGATTGCTTCACTCCAGAGGTGGTGGCAATGTTTGAGGATGTTTCAAATGAAGTTGAGGTTCATTGGGTAAAGCATTTGGACGGATCATTTACCGCACCAGTTGCACCCAATATTCCTGTTGACGGATCATTTACCGCACCAGTTGCACCCGATATTCCTGTTGTTACAGTGTAAAGGACATATATGTTTCCGTCTTATTCAATTGAATGCGTCGCAAATTTGTTTTGTAAGCAAATGGCTTTTGCAAAATAATTACATATTCTTCATCTTTTTATATAAAAACTTTACTATATAAGAAAATGGTTCAAAAAAACTTTTTATTGACTTTATCACATGAGGAAAAAATATGGAAACAGTACAACTTTCGACACAACTTGTAAATGCAATTCTTCAGTATCTTGGACAACAACCATTTACTCAAGTTGTAAATCTTATCAATGGTATTCAAACTGAAGCATCAAAACAAAATGCTGCACAACAAGCTCAAGAAACTTCGGTAAAAGCAGAAAACGCATAACGCAATTTTTCAATTTCATCAAAATCAAAACCCACTTTATAAAGTGGGTTTTTTATTGGAAAGTAAAGATTATAAATAGAAGAAAAAGGGAGTCATTCAATGAGTATTCACAAACCAGCATCACGAGAGGAATTCAAAGATTACTGCCTTCGTCAACTTGGTGCACCGGTTCTGGAAATTAATGTAGATGATTTACAAGTCGAAGATTGTGTAGAAGCCGCACTTCAAGTTTATCATGACTATCACTATGATGGTACAGAAAAAATATATCTAGCACATCAAGTCACCGAAACAGACATTACAAACAAGTATTTAGATATACCTGAAAACGTCATTGCAGTCATCAACATTTTTGACATTGGCAATTCTTATTCTACCAACAATCTTTTCAACATTCGCTATCAAATGGCATTGAACGATTTATTTGCGTTTAATTACGGCCCTTTTGCACCATACTACATGGCTCTACAAAATGTAGCATTGGCTGAAGAAATGTTTGTTGGTAAACAAGGATTACGTTTTAATCGTCATATTAATAAACTTTACATCGATATGGCATGGGGCGAAAAAATTCTAAAAGATGAGTATATTATAGTTGAAGGTTACCGTCTACTTGATCCTGAAACATACACTGATGTTTGGAATGATCGTTGGTTCAAGAAATATGCTACCGCAATGATCAAAAAACAATGGGGCAATAATTTGAAGAAGTTTGAAGGTCTACAAATGCCAGGCGGCGTTACTTTTAATGGGCAAAAAATCTACGATGAAGCAGAAGATGAAATAAAAGCATTGGACGAGGATTTGATTCGTTCTTATTCTCTACCAGTAACAGACATGGTTGGATAACATGCGTAATCGTTTTTTTAATCAGTACGGCACTACAAGCGAACAAAACGTACTGGAAGATTTAATTATTGAGTCAATGAAGATGTATGGCATTAATGCTTATTATCTACCGCGTACTCATGTAAACTTAGACATGCTTTTTAAGGAAGATACATCAATGAAGTTTGACGACGCAATTGAAATTGAAATGTATCTCAAAACATACGATGGTTACATGGGGCAGAACGATTTTATTTCCAAATTTGGTTTACAAATTGATGAATCATTGACTTTTACAGTTTCACAAAAAAGATTTAGACAAACTTTACAACCAAAACTAATGACAGAATATTCATACAATTTAAAACTTGAAGACAATAATTTACTACGTCAAGAACTTAACTATGATCAGGATTATACAGGTTATATTCGCCCTAAAGAAGGCGATTTAGTTTGGTTTTCACTTACAAAAGATTTGTTTGAAATTAAATTTGTTGAAGATATTGAAACCCTCTTTCAATTAGGTAAACTTTATACCTATGAATTGCGTTGTGACAAATACGAGTACACAAGCAATATTCTCGACACAGGAGAATCAGAAATTGATAATCTTGAAACAGAGTTTAGTCAAGCTACAAGTAATGCACCAAAAACACTTTTGGAAGACAGCAATATATTGCTTGCTGAAGACGGTGGCTATTTAATGGAAGAAAGCAATATGATTGAAGAAAAAGACAATACAGCACAAAATGATTATCTCACAGGGCGTATTCATGATGATGATATTTTAGATTTTTCTGAAAAAAATCCATTTACTGAAACAAGAGTGTGGTAATGTTTGGGCACGATTTTTATCACGGTACATTAAGACGCCATGTAATTATGTTTGGCAATCTCTTTAATGAAATACAAATTAAGCGTTTTGATCAAAACAATAATGTCATTCAAACAATTAATGTGCCAATTGCATATGGGCCAAAACAACGTTACATTGAGCGCGAATTAGGTGATCCAGATAGTAAGCGTAATATATCAATTGTGTTACCTCGCATGTCGTTTGTTCTTTCATCAATGTCATATGCGCCAATTCGAAAGTTAAATAGCACACTCAAATACAAAAGCAATTTTAATGCAACAAATAAAGAATTTTCATCAGTTTATGCACCTGTACCATATGATATGAATTTTACATTGTCATGTATGACAAAAAATGCTGAAGATGGCATTCAAATTGTTGAAAAAATTGTACCATTTTTTACACCAGACTTTACGGTAACTGTAAAAGCATTATCAGATTTAGGCGTAAATCTAGATGTGCCAATTGAACTTACAAATATAACTTCGGACGATAGTTATGAGGGACAATTTGAAGATCCACGCATCATGACATGGGATTTAGATTTTATTGTCAAAAGTTATTTATTTGGTCCAATTACAAAGAGCAAATATATTACAAGTCTTAAAGTCAATACGTTTTATGATGATAGTAATAACAATTACAATTTAGATGCAACTCAACTTTTTACTGGAAATTCGAATTTTGAAACTTCGAATACAATATCATGAAACAAACAGTAGATCAAAAAATTGAAACTATTTTAGACATTGCACCAGCAATCATACCTCAAAAAGATGTAACCGTAATTGAAAACACTACAATTGACGACGATTACGAATACGCAAGAAAAAATTTACGTTCTTTGATCGACAATGGCAAAGATGTTATGAACAATCTAACGTTTTTAGCAAAAGAAGGCGAGTCACCGCGTGCTTACGAAGTTCTAGGACAACTCATTAAAACACTTGCGGAAACAAACAAAGATTTATTAGACATTGCAAAAAAGAAAAAAGACATTCAGCAAGAAAAGAATGGTGAACAACCAACACACGTTACAAATGCACTCTTTGTTGGAAGTACCGCAGAATTACAAAAATTAATACTGTCAAATAAATAATATCTATGACAATAAAAACATATCTTGGTAACGCAAACTTAAAAGCAATTGGTGTAGAACTTAAATATACTGAAGAGCAAGTTCAAGAATATGTTAAGTGTGTCAAAAATCCAATTTATTTTATTGAAACATATTGTAAAATTGTAACATTAGACCACGGACTTCAGCCTTTTAAACTTTATGAATGTCAAAAAAATAAACTTCAGATTATTCACAATAATCGCAAAGTAATTTTAATGGAAGGAAGACAGCAGGGAAAAACTACTACCTCCGCGGCGTATATTCTTTGGTATACGCTTTTTCAAGAAAGCAAGACAGTTGCAATTCTTGCAAACAAAGCGACGGCTGCAAGAGAAGTATTATATCGCTATCAATTAATGTACGAAAATCTTCCAATTTGGTTACAACAAGGTGTATCGACATGGAACAAAGGTGACATTTCACTTGAAAATGGATCCATTGTATTTACCTCTGCAACAAGTCGCGCAGGTATTCGTGGTAAATCAGTAAACTTATTGTACGTTGACGAAACTGCAATTGTTCCAAACAATCTTGCAGAAGAATTCTTTACCGCAGTTTATCCTACAATCTCAGCAGGTGAAACTACAAAGATTCTTCTTTCATCTACACCACTTGGTTATAATCATTTTTGGAAATTTTGGAATGATGCACAAAATAATCGAAATGGTTTTGTGCCATTGTTTATACCTTATTGGGAAATTCCTGGACGTAATGAAAAGTGGGCTGAAGAACAACGCAAACTTCTTGGTGAAGTTCGTTTTAATCAAGAAGTACTTTGTAACTTTCTTGGATCAAGTTTTACACTTATTGCTGCGGATACAATCGCACAGTTATCTTCTGATGCACCAATCTATAGCAAAGATGGATTAGATGTATATGAGAAAGCAGAAAAAAATAGAACTTATGTCATTGTAGCTGACACCGCAAAGGGTGTAGAAGGTGATTATTCAGCATTTCAAATTATTGACGTTACTGAAATGCCATACAAACAAATCGGCAAGTACAGAAACAATAAAATCAGTCCTTTGCTTTATCCATCCATTATTTACAAAATAGCAAAAGAATTCAACGAAGCGTATGTGCTGGTAGAAATAAATATTTCTGAACAAGTGGCTGACATTTTGTACAATGAATACGAATATGAAAATATTATTTTTGTAAATAGAACTATCAAAGGACAAATTGTTTCAGGTGGATTTGGAGGAGGAAAAACACAACTTGGTGTAATTACAGATAAAAAGATTAAAAGAATTGGATGTTCTAACTTTAAGTCAATGACTGAAGAGAAAAAACTTATTATTCGTGACGCGGACACTATTTCTGAAATTTCAACTTTTATTCAAAAAAGAAATAGTTACGGAGCAGAT